AGCCAGACCGCTCCGGCAGGCAAGTGCACAAAGCCATTCTCAATAGCCGCAGTCTGCGCGACCAGGCGCATGACCTTATCCCCATCGGCCTGGACACCCTTGACTCGGGACAGGCCCTCGCGCACAAGGTCCTGCACGAGCGAAGTGCCTGAGGCGTGATCCTCGATGAGGATGGTATCGGGTGAGAACATCCGCGCCCGCTCCTGCACCGCGCGCTTGAGGTCCGGATACGCCAGCCGCTCTCGATACACATCGAACAAGTAGAGATGCTCGCCTTGAACGCCCCATGTGGTGCACACACTGTAATCGGAAAGCTCGTTTGCCTTATTGGCGGTGTCCCAGCTCTGAAACCGTGTGTCAAAGCGCTTCGGCCAGTTACCCGAATCCTCAATGCGCAACCACTCATTCTTGACAATCGCTCCACCCAGCGGTACCGGTGCCTGCAGATACTGGGCGCTGAAGGCGTATTCGCCCATCGCTTTCCGTAATTGCTCTAAGACTTCCAATGGCTCACGATCCGGATGCAGCGCCTCGCCTGCGAGTCTGACATGCCGCACGGGTCCAGAGACTGTGTTGTAGCACCAGGCCTCCTTTTCCTGCGCAATCACGGGCAGATTGAGAAGGTCCCAGGACTCATTGCCCATGACATGACCGACCAGGTCATCCAGGTGCAAGCGCTGCATGACGATCACGATCGCCCCACTGCGCTTGTCATTGAGTCTCGGATAAAGCGAATGATCGAACCATTCATTGGCCGCCTCGCGCTGAGCCTCAGAGACGGCCTCATCTGGCTTCGTTGGATCATCGATGATGAGGATGTCGCCGCCGCGGCCCGTCAGTACACCTCCAACGGAGGTGGCCATTCGGCCGCCCTGTAGCGTCGTCTGGAAGTCTGCCGTGGCCACTCGGTCGGGCCTCAGACGGGTTGGAAAGAGCTGCCGATACCAGGGACTCGTCATGATCAGTCGGCAGTCGCGGGCATGCTTGTCGGCCAGTTCCTGACCGTAACTGGCGCAGATCACATTCTGCGTAGGGTCGCGCCCCAGAATCCAGGCTGGGAAGGCCACGGACGCGCAGATCGATTTGAGGCTACGCGGCGGCACAGTGATGATCTGCCGCCGAATCCTGCCCTGACGGACTGCCTCCAACCGATCCGCGATCAGCTCGATATGCCAGTTCGGTAGGAAATCTGCCTTCGGATGAAGTTGCAGATAGGTGCGATGCACGAATGTGTAGAAGTCTTGGCGCAGGAGCGCTTGATATTCAACGTCGTTGATGGTCATCGAAAGTTACCTCAGTAGAATGCGAAGCCGCTTCTTTGGCGGGATCGGCACGCCCGAGCCGCTTAAGGATCCCGGCGATGACCGCCTGATCCGCCTCACCGTCTGTGGCCGAAGGCGCGGATGCCGCCTCCTGGTCGAATAGCGGCGCGAGTCCCAGTAGCTGTTGCACAGCGCGCGCATCCCCTTTGACCGCACGGTTTACGAGCTGCTTGATGGCAGCCTCCAACTTACTGATCTGACGCTGCCGACCTTTCTCGACGACCATGACGCGCTCGCGCAGTGCCTTCTTGATCGTGGTGGTCAGGCTCAAGGCACCCCTCGGCCGACCCTTAGGGTTACCCGATTGTCTGGGCTTGAATTGACTCGCCTTCGGCGGCTTGCCGAAGCCCACCTCGTACGGTGCGTCACCGTGCTGACTCACGAGTGCGCCTCGACTTCCGGATTGGCCGCGGCTGCTTCGCGCTCGGCTTCGAGCTCATTGAAGGTCCGACCGCTCTCGACGTGCACGGCGGGCTCTCCAGTGCGGCGCTGCCAACGCCGAATCGCGGTATCGACGTACAGCGGATCAATCTCAAGACCCAAGGCGATGCGGCCAGTAGACTCCGCCGCAATCAGCGTGGATCCACCTCCCATAAAAGGATCGAGCACGACATCACCCCGATTCGAGGCATCCATCAGCACATCGGCGATGAGCGCCACGGGCTTTACGGTCGGATGTAGCGCGAGCAGGTTCCCCTCCTCAGTCGCGCGCGCAAATGAATTGACGCCGGCGTAGTGCCAGACATTTGATCGATTGCGCCCGTATTGGCCGAGTTGAATATTGTTCAAGTGCGCGGCTGCGCCGTGTTTGAACACCAAAATCAGTTCATGCTGGCTGCGGTAGAGTGAGCCCATCCCCGCGTTGTCCTTGATCCAGACAACTAGGTTTTTCAACTCGCTATAGACCGTCTTGCCAGCGGCCAGCAACTCAGCGATGTGCCTCCAGTCCATGCAAATGAAATGCAACGATCCTGGCACTGAGTGCTGCGCCATCTGTTTGCAGGCACCGGCGAGAAACTGCGTGAATGCGGCCTCGTCCATCTCGCCGCTGGCCATGGCGAACTCACGATGCTGAATCGCGCCCTTGCCGCTGACGTGGCCTGCGATCGGGACGTTATAGGGTGGATCGGAAAATATGAGGCGCGCGTTCTGCCCCGCCATCAGGCGCTCGTAGTCATCCGAGGCGAGCGCGTTACCGCAAAGCAGACGATGCGGACCCAACTGCCACAGATCCCCAGGCTTGGAGACTGGTGTCGCGAGCGGATCGGGCAGCTCTACGTTCTCGGGCTCGGCCTCATCCGGTGCCGAGCCCTCCAGCGATTGGATGCGCAGATCAATCTCGGGCAGATCAAATCCAATCGCCTCGATATCAAAATCCAGCTCTGCCTCCGACAGAAGCTGCAGCTGCTCGGCGAGCAGACGCTCGTCCCAATCAGACGTATCCGTCAAGCGGTTGTCGGCAATCATCAGCGCCCGGGCCTGATCGGGCGTCAAATGCTCCAGGCGAATGGTCGGGATGGCCGGCATCTCCAAGGACTGTGCTGCCAGGATTCGGCCATGACCTGCGATCACCCGACCCTCGCCGTCCACCAGGACCGGCACCACGAAGCCAAAGGCCTCAATGCTGGCGGCGATCCGCTGGATCTGCTCCGGCGAATGCGATCGCGGGTTCTTGGCATTGAGCGTCAGATCGGCAGGCGCTCGATACTCGATCGACAAGGGCACGGTGATTCTTCGGCCCGTCGTAAGCTTCACTTTCTGGCTGGTCATGGGGGTCCTCGTTTGCGCAACAAACGCGCGACCGGCAGGCGTCGCGCAGTTGATTCGCCTGCCGACCGATCATCTTTTGCAGGATGCCGCTCCGGGTCGGGAGGCAGCGAGTTCAAGAACCCGAGATTTTTTTGAAGCTAGTCAGACCAGGCGCAGCCGGATGAGCTTGTCCGAATGGGCCTTCAGGTGCTCGCTCTTTTCGAATAGCCCTTCGTATACCTGGCTCGCGGAAATGACCCATCGAATGATGAACGGATCCATAAGCAAGCTAAAGAGATCGACGACAGGCTCCTTGGCTCGTTCGGCAATGCCGATCGCCACAGACACTGCCGCGGCAATATGTAGAACCGGCAGGCTCGGCCGCCAGATACGCGTCTCGACATTTTCCGGATCGGACTGTTTGGCGTCAGGCAGCACGAAGGCGGATAACTCATTCACGGACGGACGCTTCACCCCGGCGGGAAGCTTTGGCAGGCTCCCAGTCGCATCTTTCAGGAAGGCGAGCGCCATGTGTGCCGCTATCAGGCGGCGGCGCAGCCGTCGCAGCAGAGTTCGAAGATCCTTCTTGATTTGCGACTCAGGTCTGACATAGAGCGGCTTGATCGCCTGGGGCTCACGGACCTCCGGCGCGTCGAGGTTGTTCCACTTAAGACGAAGCGCCCATGCACACAATGAGGCATGTACGTCGGCACGCTGCTCCTCTGTATCCGTCGGTTCCGAGAAGGCCAGCAAGGTCACCAACGCAGCACCGATTTCGTAAACCGCCTTATTTTTTAAATCAAATCGATATTCGCGCGCGGCTTGAGCGCGCTCGCCCTCGTTCATCACATGCTCGTTGCTCATCTCTACCTTCCCCATGGTAAGTGGGCTCACGACTGGCGTTCGCATCTCGTAGCGCCGCGACCGCGCCTGCCCGGGCGACTATAGGCCCGTCGAAAATGACCCACTGTGTTCTGGTTAACAGGGCGGGAAGTTGCTCGGTTACGCATCTTTTTAAGATTAAGAGCGCAGCGTGGCCGCTAAAGCCGGGCCATCGGACTGCCTCGCGCGGCCAAGGCGCCCTCGTCGCTCCCGCCGAAACCGCGCGCGATCTTGCACTTGACTGTCTGCCCGACCAGAGCGTCCATGGCCTAAAAGGAGAGGCCGTTGCCGAAACCAATCCCGCTCAGAAGGGCACGCCACGTAGCCGATAAGCCCCAGGTCGACATCGCAGCGCTCCCCGCGCTCGATCGAACCCAACTGGCCGCGCTGTGGCTCAAGGCCTATGGTCACCCGTTGCCGGCGGGTCTTCGCCGCGAAGTCGTCATTCCCTGCCTCGCCTACCGGCTGCAGGAACGCGCGCAAGGAGGCTTGAGTGAAAAGTGCCTGCGAGAGCTTAGGGCAATTGCGGCCGCCAAGCCCCGCGGTCGACGCGATCGCCCGGCGCTGCGCATTCCGAGGCAGCGCGTACGGCTCAGACCCGGCACACGGTTGCTGCGAACCTGGCGGGGCACGCCCCACACCGTGACCGTAGAAAGTGAGGGTTTTGAATGGAAAGGTAGACGCTATCGGAGCCTGTCGGTCATCGCGACCGAAATCACCGGCGCGCATTGGTCCGGGCCTGCCTTCTTCGGCCTCAAGCGCGCCAGCGCCAATGAACGCAAAGCCCCAGTGCGCCGCAAGAACGCTGATGACCAACCAGACCCCAATTAGGCGCTGCGCGATTTACACCCGAAAGTCCTCAGAGGAAGGACTGGACCAGGCCTTCAATTCCCTCGATGCGCAGCGCGAGGCCTGCGCAGCCTACATCGCAAGCCAACGCCAGGAAGGATGGCGACTGCTCTCCACAGCCTATGACGATGGCGGGTATTCCGGTGGAACGCTGGAGCGACCAGCTCTGAAGCGTCTGCTTGCCGATATCCGGGCCGGCCAGATCGATCTCATCGTGGTCTACAAGATCGATCGACTGACGCGCTCGCTCACTGATTTTGCGAGCCTGGTCGCCGTCTTTGAATCCCATGCCGCCTCATTCGTGTCGGTCACGCAGCACTTCAACACAACGACCTCGATGGGGAGGCTAACGCTCAATGTGCTGCTCTCCTTCGCTCAGTTTGAGCGTGAGCTCACCGGTGAGCGCATTCGCGACAAGATCGCGGCCTCCAAACGCAAGGGCATGTGGATGGGCGGCACCGTGCCTTTAGGCTACCGAAGCGTCGACAAGAAACTAATGGTGGTGCCCGAGGAGGCCGATCAAGTGCGCCGCATCTTCGAGCACTACTGCGAGTTAGGTAGCGTTGCCAAAGTGCAGGCCGCCCTTCGAGCGGCAGGAGACGTGAGCAAAACACGCGTGAGTCGCGCCGGGCGGCAAAGCGGCGGACAACCCTTCTCACGCGGGGCGCTCTATCTGCTCCTTCAAAACCGGGTGTACCGCGGAGAGATCCCACATCGAGATCGTTTCTACCCTGGCGAACATGAAGCGATCGTGTCCGAAGAGCTCTGGGAGGCGGTGCAGTCGCGCCTGGCAGCCAATCGGGAAGCCAAGCATCTAGGCAAGCGGAATCGAGAGGTGAGTCTGCTTGCAGGACTCGTACGGGATGAATCCGGCCGAGCACTCACCCCCTCGCACACGGTAAAGAACGGTAAACGCTACCGCTACTACATCGCACGCCCCACCCAGGAGAACCCCAGAACCGGATTGAGCGTGCCCGCCTACGATTTGGAGCAGCTCGTCACGCAGGATTTCTGCGCCCTGCTCTGCTCAGA